TATCTTTTAAGTAGAGTTGAAGGGTCGATAGGGTATAATGGGCTAAAATAAGTCAGTAAGGAATATAATGAAATTATCACTGATACTAGAGCAGGCGAGGGCTGGTGAACTGGCGTCTGCGTCTGATAAAGACAAAACGGATAGAAAGATTGTTAGTTACATTAACTTGGCGCTAGTGGCGCTGTATAATAGATTCCAGTTAGCAACACAAGAGGCAATTGTCACACTGGAAGTAGCTCCTGCGAGGACATTGTATAAGATGGACGGGACGGATCCTGCTGTGTTGGTCAAAGGCCAGCCGTTGGAGCCGGATGAGTTTATGGCAATTGTTGGGGCGTATAATGAAGACGGCTCAGTGATTAATGTAAATGACGAGAAAGACCCTACCAGTATATACACTGTGACGTATAACCAGATTCAGATTCCATTGTTGGCTGCTAATGCTTTTGTTAGTTTGCTGTATAGACAGAATCCGACGATGCTAGTTTACGTGGATGACGGCAATGGGTCGGCTGTAGATGCTGATGTGCCTATTCCGATGCAGTTGCTTGAGGCAGCACTTCACTATGTGGGATACAGAGCTCACGGTGCTATTAAAGGATCTGTGGATGCTGATACGAGTACCCATTACACTAGGTTCCTTGAGGCGTGCGTAAGAGCAGAGGCTTCAGGTGTGTTGACAGCGGATGACACTGTTGGCCAAAGTGTAATAGAGAAAGGGTTTCTATGAGACGTAGTAGTTTTCAGACTGAGTATAATGTTGAAAGTGTTGACGTAAGTTTATCGAGAGAGATCGGCAGTCAGTACCAGGATGTGAAGGTTGTTGCAGATAATATTAACACGGTTATCGCGGTTGAGGATTTAGAGGGGGCTTACGTGGGTACTGTTGTAAACATGACAGCAGTTACAGGGCCAGCGGGCACTGAAGCAAGCTGGAACGGCGTTACGGGAGAGTTAACGGTACCTAGAGGTGACGTAGGAGCTACTGGACTTAAAGGTGATACAGGATTGACTGGAGCGGATAGTACTGTGCCAGGACCTAAAGGCGATACTGGCGATCAAGGAATTCAGGGTATTAAGGGTGATACCGGTGATGTAGGAGATACTGGAGATACCGGACCTAAAGGTGATACTGGGGATCAGGGAATTCAAGGTATACAGGGAATCCAAGGTATACAGGGAATCCAAGGAGGTATCGGAGAGACTGGTGCCAAGGGTGACGTCGGAGATACCGGACCTAAAGGTGATACTGGCGATCAAGGAATTCAAGGTATTAAGGGTGATACCGGTGACCAAGGACTGCTAGGTAAGGGCATAAATACTGTTATATCTAGTAAAGATGGTGACACTACTACTGTTACTGTTACAGGTACTTTTGACAATAGTCCTGAGATCTTCTTGATCGAGGACGGAGTTGACGGAACTGGTGCAGGTGATATGTTAAAGAGTGTGTTTGATACTAATGATAGTGGTGTTGTGGATAATGCTGAGAAGGTTAATGGGTTGACAGTGTTGACTGCAGTGCCTGCTGGAGCATTGTTTACTGACACAGTTTATGATGAGACAGACGTAGTTAAAGCACCTAGTGGGGTATTGCCTGTGTTGGACGGGAGCAACCTTACAGGGATAGATGGATTACCCGCACAGGCTAACACGTGGCTGATGGTGGGCTGCATAGTGATACAGTATATGATGATACAGCAATTCAAGCTGCTGTGGATCTAAATACTGCTAAGACTGGCATAACTGCTCAACAGGCTAGCGATATTACAGATAACAATGCCAAGGTTAGTAACGTAGCACATCCTCTAGTTGAGACTGCAGTACCTGCAGGTGCGGTGTTTACTGACACTTGTGAATGGGCCAGGGTATATCACAGGATACACGGTTACTCAAGGAGATGTTACAGGACATCAAGCTGCTTTGAGTATCACTGAGAGTCAGATAAGCAACTTAGGGACTTACTTAACAAGTGTTGATAATACTAACTGGAGTGGAGCTGATCTAGAGATAGTGAATGGTGGTACTGGTGCGAGCAGTGCTGGTGCTGCTAGGACTAATCTCGGATTAGTGATTGGTGCTGATGTGCTTGCTCCTGACGGAGACGGTAGTGGGTTGACTGGTATTGGTGCTCTGCCGGAGCAGACCGGAAGTGCGGGTAAGTATTTGAAGACTGACGGAAGTACAGCTACTTGGGAGTTAGGAGATGGTTCTGGTGCAACTAACTACTCTCTTGATATTGATGAAGTAGTACAGGTATGTGATGGTGTTACCGACAAAGATGTGAGTATATTAAAAGCAGGTAATCTTTTTTTAGTAAGTACTGATAATGTTAATTGGGACTTGGTTGAGGGTTATAGTGCTAGTATTACTGGTGATTTATGGGTTGGGGGGTTTAAAAGTTTTGGGTGGTATGGAGACGCTATTTGCAATACAGCCTATAATCTTGATAGTTGCTACCTTAACGGTGACAAATATGGATGCAGTACTGGTGGTGTAGTTGCAAAGATGGATGGTATAAGTAATACTATATTACAAACCACAACTGAGACTAACTCGCTAAGTATCACCACTGACGGTACTGATATATTTACTACGTATGCAGGCCCAACAGCGAGGGGCACCCTACACAAGTATGTTGGTGGTGATTTAGCATCTACACCTGTTGATACAACAGGGTACCCTACTGGCATAGTTTCTATGGATTATTACAATGGTGACTTGTATCTACTTGATGGTGGGAATGGTAAGGCAGAACAGTGGTATAGTTCGATATTTGCAAATAATGGCTCTTTACTTATACGTGCAAACAGAACAGCACAAGGCCTTACATCTCAAGTATTGTCAACTCCTTATGATATAACAACAGCAGGAATAGCGACGAAAGCACTCTTAAATGTAAGTATGTATGATGTGGTTCTTAGCAATAACGGTACAAAGATGTTTGTTCTTGATAATAATAACGATTCAGTTATTGAGTATGCTCTTAGTATTGCCTATGACATAACTACTTTTAGTTTAACAACAACATATGACGTATCTGGGCAAGAAATCTCCCCCCTCTCTCTGTGCTTTAGTAATGATGGCACAAAGATGTTTGTTGCAGGAACTAATGGCGATGATGTAAATGAGTATACATTAAGCGTTGGTTTTGATTTAACATCAACTGTTACTTTTATTGATGCTAATATGTACGTTAGTAATGCCCAATATTATAGTCTTAAATTTAACAATGACGGGTCAAAGGTTTTTACCTTAAACACGGCAAATGACACAATATCAGAATACCATTTAGCTACAAACTATGATTTAAGCTCTAATGGAGGTGTTATAAACTCGCTAGTTACAACTCCGTGGGAAACATCACCACAGATAATGTTTTTTAATGCTGATGGCACAAGGCTGATAATAGGTGGAAGTGCACAAGATAAATTTCAAGAGTTATCTCTTAGTGTTGCTTTTGATTTGAGTTCTACTATTACCTCAACAAGTAAAGAACTTACTTATACTATACAACCTATGCTTTACCAAATGGATGGCACTAGTAACACTATTCTTAGTAAAGTGGGGGTTCCTTTTGGTATATCTACATCCGCTCTAGGCTACTCAACGTGTATGTATATAAACGCTACAGGAATACCAACTACATGTGGTCTTTATGCAGGGGCTCAGAAAGCAGTTACCTACGCTGATTTAACTTTCACTCAAGAACTACAAGCTATACCCATAAAAGAAGAGCCCTTCTCAAAAACAGGCAACCCAGGCATTAAATCACTAGCATATGATAGTGTAACAGATAGGGTGTATGCAGAGATATACGATTTAAACGATAGTAATGTAACTCGACTACGACCTATGAATGGCACTTCTGGTGCAATAGTTTTTAGCTCATAAGGAAATAATATGAAATATAAAATCGATATAACAAACACAAACGGGACTTTCACATATCCAATAGATATGAGTTTAGTTCAAGTTGAGCAGTATGCTTGGGATAATAGTTTCTGTATAGCTGAGGGAAGTGGATTGGATTTACCAGTAGCAACACAAGAAGATTATTTACTACTGATGAGCCCACAGGAGAGAGCTTTAGTAGAGATAAAAGCGGTTGAAGATGCTATTGATGCAACTATTCAAAATGAAATAGATGCCTATAACGCTAGCAGTGGGGTGTTTTTTAAAGACATAAACGCTTTACAGAAGTACACTATTGATGAAACATATACTCATTATGCTTTTTGTGTGTCTATGCTTGCTTGGAATATAGAGTTTTATGATAGTGCAAGACAATTGCAGATAGACATTGCAAACGGTGTTGTAGATAAGCCTGCGAGTGTTGAAGACTTTGTGGCGTTGTTGCCAAAGAGGGTTTAATATGAGAACAGACAGAGGGTTTTTAGGTAACGTAGTAATCAAGAAGGTTGATGATGAGAGTTTCAAGTTAGTGGAAGACTTTATGTACTATAATGAAGATCTTAGTGTGACTTGTAAGAAGGGGTTTATAACGGATGGATATTCTGCCCCTAAGTGGGCTAGATGGTTCATGGGCAGTCCGTTTACAGGTAATAGTTTGGAGGCTAGCATAATTCATGACGGGTTGTACAAGAGTCAGCATCTGAATAGACGGTATGCGGATAACATGTTTGACGAGATGCTCGAGGAAGGGTTCGTTGGTAAGTTGAAGAGAGTAGTTTCTGTGGGCGTTGTCAAGCTTATGGCTGGGCCAGTGTGGGACAGTATGGGTAGAAAGTCAATCAACAGAAATAAAGAGTTGGTTGTTATTGAATATAAGGATAAGAGATGAAGAAATTAGTATTAGGTGTTACTGTAGTTAGTTTAGCGTTTGTAGGTTGTGCGGATAAATCCCCAGAGTACTACAAGGCGGTGAGTGAGAGGAACAAGATAGTGGTTCAGGAACGTAAGGAAGCTAAGCAGGCAGGTTTTACGTTTAGTGGTAAGTTTGATGGGATGCTGTCGTATACGATACCGAAGGCTCCTGCTAGAGTTCAGAATATTGTTGCTCCTAAGACAGGAAAAGAGTTGGTGCTGGATTACTTTAAGGTGTTAATACCTGTTGGTATTGCGGCTACTGGTATGCATTACAACTACAAGACAGCTAAGATTAACGCAGAGACTACTAGAGATATAGCGTTGTCTGGAGATGCTAAGGATACTAGTATGTTTGAGAACTTTACAAGTAGTACTGCTGTTAACACTAGCGTTACTGACACTAGTAGTACAAGTATTACGGATACAAGTGTTAGCACAAGTGTCTCAGCCACAAGTATTACGGATACAAGCAATACGAGTACTACGGATACAAGTGTACAGACTAACGAAGTACCTAGCGTAGTTGCTGATGGTAATGTGACGGTTGGGAATTAGTATGGGATGGTTAACGAGTTTATTTACAGGGGGGCTTGTCAACAGTGTTGAAAGGGTTGCTCTTGAGTTTATAGACACGGAGAAAGAGAGTGCGGAAGCGAAGGCACTGTTGGTGAAGACATTGGACCCTAATGGGCGGATGAGGCGTGACTTGTCAAGGTTTGCGTCTATGGCTTATGGGTTCTACTTGATTAATACCACTGTGTTTTTATACATGGTGGCGTTTGACATGGGTGATTTTGTTGGTGCTGGGAAGGCAGCTGGGATGATGACTGAACTCTTCTTACCCATAACTACCAGTTGGTCGGCTATTGTGAGTGCGAGCTTTGGTGTTAATATTGCCAATGTTATGAAGGCAGGGCCAGTTAAGCCTGTGGTAAGCTAGCTTATGGTAGTATGTTGTAAAAATATGTGCAATAAGGAATAGTATGAGTGATGTGTATCAGGATAGGCGGAGGAGCGATAGCGATACCGGGCAGTTAACTGAATTGATTACAGGGTTGTCCTGTAAGGTTGAGAAGGCTCAGCTAAGTACCGATAAGAAGCTTAATCAGGCTCAGAGCGACATGCACAAGCACTGGTCACATCAACTCGTTATTACGGAGAAGATAGAGAATGCCATCAGTATGTTGGTGGAACAGAAAGGCGGCATCAAACAGATGGAACACGTGCAGCAAATAGGGTGTATTCCGTTGAAGGCGTTTAAAGAGAACAGAGATGTTCACTTGACGGGCATTAACAAGAGACTAGGGAAGCTTGAAGTAGTGAATGAGAAGAGAGATGACCGTGAAGCGAATGTGTGGAAATTCCTCATAGGTAAGGCCGTGGTACTGATAGGGATATTAGCAATGATGGTCTACAATGCTGTGGGAGTTGGATGATGGTTAACAGTAAAGTGCTTGAGGAACTTAAACGTGAGGAAGGTTTTAGTGGTACTGTGTACCAGGACCACTTAGGGTTTGATACTGTTGGGTATGGGACTAAGATGCCCTTAACTGAGTATGAGGCGACACTGCTGCTGGAGAATAGGTACGCGAGTGTTGTTGACGAGGTTGGAGGTAGACTGGGACATTTGGAGATAGAGGAAGCTGCTTGGGATATCATATATGCTATGGCATACCAGATGGGCGTTGGCGGATTAATGAAGTTTAAAAACATGATCAAGGCGTTGGAAGTCAGTAATTATAAGAGAGCCAGTGTCGAGATGCTCGACTCTAAGTGGAGTAGACAGACGCCAGAGAGAGCCCGCCGAATGGCCTGCATGATGGCAGCGGTATGACAGATGCGTGACTACAAAGGAATATACAAATGAATATACAAATAGACACTAAAAAATTGCTGGATGCTCTTAAGTTAGATCTTCAAGCGGCGGAGGAAATGAAGAGTAGTAATGACTCCAAGATAGAGGCCAGACGCTCGACGTATGAGGGAAGACTCTACGGAAATGAGGAAGAGGGTAAGAGTAAGATCGTGCCTAAAGTAGCGAAGAGACAGAGTGAGTGGGCGCACGCAACATTGAAGGATCCTTTCGTAGGAAGTCCTGATATTGTGAAGTGTAATCCTATTACTTTCGACGATACTAAGACAGCAAGGCAGAGCGAGATTTTGTTGAACTTTCAATTCTGTAGACAATTCGATAGGTATAGCTTTATGACTAAGAGTCTGAAGGTATTGGATGTAGACGCCACGTTAGTGGTACAGACCGGTTGGACGTACGAGGACGAAGAGGTTGACGTCGAGAGAGAAGTTGTTGGCAGGGACGAGTACGGGAACGAATATGTAACTAGTGAAATGGTGACAGAGACGAAAGTGATTAAGAATAGACCTACCGCGAAAGTTTGTCGTAGTGAGGATGTTTACTTAGACCCTACGTGTCAAGATAACATGGATAACGCACAATTCGTTATTTATCGATATGAGACTGACCTCAGTACTTTGAGGAAGGATGGTAGGTACCATCACCTTGATGACTTGTTGAAAGAGAGAAGCGACGACGATGACTACGACTATGATGTCAGTGACACGTCCTTTAAGTTTCAGGATGACCCTAGAAAGAAGATGGTCGTTTATGAGTACTGGGGGAATTATGACATTGATGATGATGGCGAGGTCGAGCAGATCGTATGTGCCTGGGTCGGAGATGTCGTCATTAGACTTGAGGACAATCCATACCCGGACAAGAAGCCTCCGTTCATTGTGGTGCCTTACAGTAGTGTACCTTTTGAGTTGTACGGAGAGAATAACATGGATGTTATTGCAGATCATCAGAAGGTGATAACTGCCGTGACTCGTGGAATAATTAACAATATGGCGGCGAGTACCAATGGGCAAGTAGGGCTGAAGAAGGGGTCGCTGGATCCCACTCAGAGGAAGAAGTTTTACGCAGGTAAGAACTTTGAGTATAACGGCAGCAAGGCAGACATATGGCAGGGTAACTATAATCAGATACCGTCGAGTGCCTTTGATATGTTGGGAATGATGAACAATGAGGTCGAGAGCCTGACAGGTATTAAGGGATTCAGTGGAGGTATTAATGGTAAGGGACTCGGAGATAGTGCAACTGCTGCTCGTGGGGTTCTTGACGCAACTAGCGTACGTAGACTGGACTTAGTAAGAAACCTGGCGGAGAATTTAATCAAGCCTCTGATGAGGAAATGGATGAGTTA